TGTCTTGTTGGTCTACCAATGTTAGACATTCGTAGTGTAGGTCTTTGAGCTTCTCTTGGAGTAGCCCAATCTCTTAAGGCATGTTCCATAAACTTACCAAAAGATTTAAATTGTTTTTCTGTTATGTTAAGTTCTTCACCGTTACCTAGTTTGCCAACTACGTGGTAAATATCATCAACAACTGTTTCAAGTTTCTTCTTTGCCATTTTCTAGCTCCTCAAATTGTTTAAGAACATCAGCAGAAAACAGCTTGGATAATGCGACTAAATACATCTTACTAGCATTGTGGTCACCACCACTTACTGTTTTAAATGTATCTAGTTTTTCTACAATCTTCTTAAGATTATCTGTTGGGAAAACCAACGTACAATATATTTTACCATTGACACATAAATTGTGAAACCAATAGTCTGCTTCTGTAGCTTTAATGCCAGAAGGTTTTCCATAGCTTTCATATTCAACAGCAATGTTACCGGTATTCATCCACATACCTCTTTCTGATTTAACTTCAATCTTGCAATTAGCAAACATTTCAGCAATTTCGTCTTCTTTAATTTGACCATACTGTAAATCTAGGTCAAACTTTTTTCTATCTTTCTTGGTAGGTTTCATCTTTCCTCCATTCCAATAAACAACTTAAACAAATAAATTCTGTAGTGGATTTGTCGGGAGAGTAGTAAGTTGTTTCCATACCATAAATCTGGTAATCCGTAACTACAGTTTTCCATCCCATGACTTCGTCTATATCAACATAAGTTGCAATAGGTTCGGAAAATTCATTTGTTGTTGCAAGTAAATCATCCAATTCACGAGAATTACAATAACAGTTAATGAGTCTCACTCCAATTCTCTCCTATCTTGTATTCACCATCCAGAGGACAAAACATATCAAAATGTTTTCCAGCTTCTTGGATAGCAGAAACTGCAAGATGTCCAGCCTTAGAAGCTTGACAAGACTTCACTTCAATCTGCCATTCATCATGAATATTTCCTACAAATTTTGCATCCACATTTAATAAGTTAAATTTTTCTTGTAGTAATGTCAAACCCTTCTTCATCACAATGGCTCCTCCTCCTTGAAGAAGAGTATTCAATGCGGCATGTTCGGACCTGACATAGATTTTACGTCCATCAATCCCCTTCAGAAACCCACGTGAGGCTGCCTTATTCACTCTCTCACGTAAGCTTTTCAATGCCGGGAGGTTTGATAAGAACCTATCTTTTAAAGCCTTTCCAGAGGCTTTGTTGCCTCCAACTATTTGACCTATCTTGGCATCACCTGCTCCATAAACGAAGGCATAAATAAAAGTTTTTGCTTGGTCTCTAGTTTCAAGACCTGCCATGTTTTGATTTGCAGTATGAATATCACCGTGTAAGATTTCATTTTTATAATCTTCATCTTTCATGTAGTGAGCTAACATACGTAGCTCTAAGCCGGAGGCATCCACACCAAGCAAATTAAATCCTTCTGGAACTATCCAACAGCTACGACATTCTTTACCATACAAAGAACCCATGTTAGGCACCTGAGCCATGTTAGGTTTACGGTGAGTCATACGACCTGTAATAGTTCCATTTGGAATAACAAGTCCATGAACTCTACCGTCTTCTTCAATTGCTTCAAGCCATGAATCGACCTGAGCAATTCTCTTCTGGTATAAAAGATAATCGGCTATGAGTTTAGCCTGAGGTATATCATCAATCTTAGATAGGATATTCTCGTCCACAATCGGCTGACCTGTTGGAGTAAACTTGTTAGGCTTCCACCCAAAGTCTACTAAGTATTCACCGATTTGTTTACGAGAACCTAGATTGAATGCTTGTAGTTTCTTACGATAAAAAGGACGGTCCATGCAGTCATCAAATTCCTGCGGTGTAAGTCCAACCCTAGATAAAGTACCGTCCTTCTTAAGCTTTGGTACAACTAATTTATCTCTAAGAAGTCTAGGTTTAAAAACCTTGTGAACTTCTTTCTCAGCGGCAAACATTTTTTCTTTAAGAGTAGCAACCAACATTGTTGCAGATTGTTCATCAAATAAGAAACCATGTTCTTCTTGAGACTTGAGAATCTTAGCGACCTCGTGTTCTAGTTCAATACTTTCTGTACTGAATCCGCGACCTGATTTTAATAAAGCTTTATAGACTGCTTCATTAAGTTGTACATCCCGACTACAGTAATCCAACATTTCTGGAGTAAAGCTTTCAAACTCAGGCTGTTCCATCTTAGGCATTCCTAATCTGTAACCCCAGGTTTTTAGACTGTGTCCGTTTTCTTGTACCGGATTAAATAATCGAGATAGTACTAGTGTGTCTATTATCTTGTTGTTGAATTTAACATTGTAAAGTTTTTCTAAAACAGGTATGTCGTAACCAAGAATGTTGTGACCTATTAAGGTATTACTATTTACAAGGAGGGTTATGCCCTTATCGATTTCGTTAGGACCGAATCGATGTATAGTGCCATCAACTTCCTTGGCTACGAGACACCAAACTGTGTCAGGTTTTAGACCATTTGCTTCAATATCAAAGACAACATTAGAGAGTGAGTTCTTGTTCATAATCTTTTCTTGTCATGAGAAATTCATCAATTTCATCTTCTAATTCTTTTTCATGTAATCGACCTGTATCATTATCATACAATAAATTACAAGCAAGTCCAGTATCTCCTGTGTATCTGGATTTTAAAACGCGTAACTTAGTTGTGTTAGCGACCACAGGGTCTTCCGCTTGTTGGTTTCTTTCTAAAGCGATAACACAATCAGAGAGTTGAGCGATACCTTGTGAACCTTTTAAGTGGGACAAGGAGACTTCCACACCTTGCTCGTGACCTTTGTCGCCAGAGGCACGTCTTAAGTGTGAGACTAATAACATACCCACTCCGGTCTCTTCGACCAGACTACGTAAACGATTCATCAAGGTATCAATACCTCTACGTTCATCACCTTCAGTAAGAACATTAACTAACATATGTAAGTGGTCAACAATTACCCATTCACACTCACAGCCAATGATGATGTATCGAAGCTTAGCAAAGATATCGTCAATGTCAGTTGCTCCTAAGTGAGCATGGATAAATACTCTTCCCTCCTCAATGACTTTGTCAAACAAAGATTCGAGTTGGTCTGGCGAATATTTATCTCTTTTTTCATTAAGATATATTCTATCGTTAGCTTCAATAGACACAATACCATCGGCTGTTCGTTGCCAATTTTCTTCAAGGGCAATGATACCAACGTTGTCTGAAGTGTTTTTAATTATCCAGTGTTCAAGTTCTCTAGTAACACTAGACTTACCAAGACCTGTACCACCTGTAAAGGTGACCAGTTCCCCTTTCCTCAGCCCGTACAACTTATTGTTTAAGCCTTCCCAAGGATAGGGGATACTTGGTTTTACCTCTCGATGTAGCCAGTCTTTCTTTTTACTGGATAGCTCGATAATTCCTGAAGGTGTGTATTGTCTTGAATCCCAGAATGCTTGAGTAAATTCACTGAACTTACCCTGTTTAAGCATGTCATTGGCATCCTTATAGCCATTAGGCAAACCCATGATTTTAACTTTCCCGGGCTTGATAATCCTTGCGACATTCTTAGCCGCCTCCTTCCCTTGTTTATCATTGTCAAAGCAAAGAATAACTTGGTCAAAAGACTCGACAAATTCTATGGATTCTCTGATATCTTTAACAGCACCAGAAGCTCCACGTTTTAGTGAGACGATGGGATACTTACCATTAAACATTTGATAAGCCGCCATAGCATCGCACTCACCTTCAGTAATAGTGAGATACTTTCCGCCTTTATTACGGAAGAGTTGCTCACCAAATAGACCGGTATTATCAAAGGTCCCTCCGAAAGAGAAACGTTTATCTCTGACATAACGAGACTTAGTTCCAACAATTTCATCCCCATTGTAATAAGGATAAATATGTTCTTGGATGTCTCCGTTCTGGTCAGTAATAGCACGTACTCCAAATCTCTTTGCAGTGGTCTTATCAATACCGCGGTCTATTAGGTCATAGTAATCACCTTTATATGTTGATAAAAAGGTGTTTGATTCTTTGGGTTTTGTAATACCCTCAGGTGTTTTGTAGTCCGGAAAGAAAGCTCCGCAACTAAAACATTTAGCTGAGCCGTCTTCATTTACTGAGACTGCATCGCTTGATTTACATAAGTTACAGGGTACGTGAAATTCTACCCATGTTGATTTGGTTTCCATTTTTGCCCTCCAAAAGCAGGGGTCCGAAGACCCCCGTTAAATAATATGAAAAAACTACTTAGATTTTTTGCTGTTGGATTCTGCTTCTGCAGTTTCCTCTTGCTCAACCAATGCCTCTTCAACTAGTAGAGGTCTAAGTTCCTCTTGTAGTTTGTCATTGGATTTTTGTAGTGAGATTTGAAACTGATTGTTAAAAGCAATCTGGCTCACATAAGCTTGAACTTGTTGTCTAGCTTTTGGGTCAGTAAGCTTTTCAGTTTCATACACCTTACCGTCAAAATTAATTTGCATAATTAAAACTCCTCACCGTCTAACAGCTCGTCACCATCACCGGTTTTATAAGGAACTAAATTCACAATTTGTACAGCTTGTAAGTCTAAACCCTTACCAGCTTTTCCTTTCCATTCCCAATCATATTCAGAATACTGAACTCTAACTGTGGAACCATTTCCAATAAGAACATCAACGTCATTCTTATTTTGGTCTAGGAGTCTAGGTGCCTTTCTGACCATACCATTAGGACCATTTACTTTCCTCTTGATAACGACAGCAGGACCTTCTTCCATTTCACGAATGCCATGTCCACGAGCCGCAAAATCTTTTGCAGTTTCTTCATCAACAACTAAGTTGATTGTGTACATAGGCTCATAAGTTGTATTAGGGGTTCTTACCGAAGCCCAATACGCAGTACCTTCAACTATCATAGATATATCCTCCATTAAAAGTAGTTAATAGTTGTGTGGGTTTAAGAGTTCCCCACCCACGAGGGGACCATGTGATTGGATTGAGTGAGAGTAATGGAGATAGACGAGGGCAAACATCACTCAATGCTCTTAGATTGTTGCCTTCTATCTTCATACTGTAAATATTAATCCAATTCATAATTCATGTCAAGCAGTCCAAGCATTTGGTGCAGTCCACCAAGGTGGTCTCGGTCTACTTTTGTTCCATTGTGCATATGTCTTTTCCGCTATACAGTATTGTCTATAAGACAGTATAGGGTCATCGGGTTCTTTGTATTGGTCCGGCATAGCCAGAGCAACAGGTGTCTTCTCAGCTTGTGCTATGTTGTCAGGCACCTTAGTCAATGCTACTGATAACTTTTGATACGAAGCATGAGTGCGACCATAACGGTGCAAGTATTCCCAACACAAAGCATCGAAGTGTTGATAGAGCCATGCATAGTTACCGGATGTTTCTCTAGCCCAGATAGTACAAGGATGATTCTTGTAAGCAGTCTTATAGAGACCTGCCATATCAGCATACTCGTCACCATCTAAAACACGGTGAGCTGTGCATAACATTTGTGCGGTTTCTAAAGGCATCTTGACTAACATCTTGTCAGGCTGAGCCTCAGCACATTTACGTGGACAATCGTAAAAATAAAATATGTTCATCTATCCATAACCTCCTCTAAAATAGAATGCAAGTGCATCTGTTGAAACATATCTTCATCAAAGAAATGCAACAGATTACCGCTGTTAGTAATATCTACTCGCCAAGTAATTTTATCTTCGTACTCAAAGATATTGTCAATCATATCCTTGAATAATTTTGCTTGGTCTTTGGTTAGACAATAACAAACTTCTACAGGTGCTTCGG